CCTTAGAAACTCTTAAACCGAAAAGGAAGATATGGATTGTAGCTCCTACTTCAGAACTTGCACAAAGAGTGTATGCACCCTTTCAAGAGTTAATGGCAAAGATGTATTCGCCTGGAGTTGTTAAGTATTTAAAGAAACCATACGAGAAAGCCGTGTTTCCTAATGGTAGTGTTGTTGAATGTAAGACTGCAGATAACCCAGTTTCTCTTTTAGGAGAAGCGGTAGACCTTTTAATCATAGATGAAGCAAGAACACTAAGACCAGAAATATACGAAAGATACTTATATGCGACCACAAGTACAACTAATGGTAGGTCTGTTATTATTTCATCTCCTAAAGGAAAGGATTGGTTTTATAAGAAATATATGCAAGCAGCTGAAAGAGAAGATGGTATTGCAATGCACTTCCCAACCTCAGCAAACCCACATATTCCTCTACAGGAAATAGAAAGAGCAAGAGAAATGCTTCCAGAAGAAACCTTTAGGCAAGAGTATTTAGCTGAGTTTCTAGATAGTGCAGCTACAGTATTTAGAAAAGTAGGTAACTGCGTAAGAGATTGCTTAAAAGACCCTATTAAAGGACATAACTACATTATAGGAGCCGACCTAGCTAAGTATAAAGACTTCAATGTATATGTTGTTGTTGATAGGCATACCCACGAAGTAGTTTATTTTGATAGAACTCAAGGAGTTGACTGGGTCTTGCAGAAACAAAGACTTGTAATGCTTGCAGAAAGGTACAATAAGGCAAGAGTTTACATAGATGCTACAGGATTAGGCTCACCAATAGTAGATGATTTAAGACACGCTGGAGTATTTGTAGAACCTTATGTGTTTACGAACAAGAGTAAGAAAGATTTAGTAGAGAAACTGATTGTATTCATAGAACAACAATCTGTATTCATACCAAATGAACCACACCTATTAGACGAACTTTCAATATTTAGTAGAGAAATAACCCCAAGCGGGAATGAAATATATGAAGCTCCCCCAGGAGCACACGATGACTGTGTAATTGGACTAGCACTTGCGGTATGGGGACTCTATAGTATTTCTCTTATAGAGGAAAAAATAAAAAAACCAATAGATATATTTGAAGAAGATTTAAGACCTACATATCGCGGTAGAAGAACGCATTTATGATAAACACAATACAAGGGGAATTAACCAATTTTAAACAGGACATACAAATAACAGATAGTTGGTCTTTTAACCAAAGGGACACAATCGAGCAAGCTATTCTATATTACAACTCTAAGTATAGAGATGGTGATTTAGATGAAGAAGGCAATAAAGTTTACTTTTACAACATAGTAAGAGCGGTTTGTGGTACAACAACTAAAGCAATAGATATTGATACAAAGGATATTATATTGACAAACGCCCCAGGAGGCGACCCACTAAAGGTATGGTTATACCAAAGAGACTTAAAGTACTGGCTGAAGAATAAGGAATTTGGAAAACTATTAAACAGAATTAGTAGAGACCTCCCACAATTTGGTTCTATTGTTTTAAAAAAGGTTGGCAATGAAGTTCACTTCGTAGATTTAAGGAACTTTATATGCGAACAAAACGCAGAAACACTAGACCTTTCTAATTACATTATAGAGCAACACTTATACACCCCAAATGAATTTAAGAAGATTGCTAAGGTAAGTGGCTGGAATAACATTGATGAAGTATTAAAAGCTTATAAAGGAAGTAAAGCACAATACATTAGGGTGTTTGAGAGATATGGAGAAGTAGAAGATGAAGACGGAGTATCTGACTACAAGATGATTTTAATTGCAGACCTCCCTAGTGATGTTAAAAGAAACACAGACTACAAATACCAAATGGGTAGTGAGGGAATAGAACTTGCAAGAGCATCAAGAGAAAGACACCCATACTTTGAAATACATATAAACAAGGTTTCTGGAAGATGGCTCGGGGTAGGAATACCAGAAATGTTATCTGATAACCAAATCAGAATAAACGAAGTTGTTAATAACGAAGTAAGGTCTTCTTACTGGAACTCATTAAGATTATGGCAAACAAGAGATACAGGAGTTGTTAGAAACCTATTTAGTGATGCAAGAGATGGTGAGGTGCTTATTGTTAATGATGAGGTTAAGCAAGTGCCAATGGTTGATAGTAACTTAACACACAGTGAAACAGAAATTCAAAGATGGGAAGCTAACTCAAAGGAACAATCATTTACTTACGACATTTTAAGAGGAGAAAGAACACCTGCTGGAACACCACTAGGTTCAGCTCAATTATCTGCTGCACAAGCAATTAGTTTCTTTGACCAGATAAGAGAAGATATTGCAATGGAAATCAAAGCACTATTAAGAGTCTTTATTATTCCTACATTTAAAAAGACAGCAAAAGGAGAACACTTACTTAGAATCGCAGGAGAAGATATTGATAAAATAAATCAACTCATTACGAATACAAATGTTTTTAATAAGGCAATTGAATTTATTAGAAAGAATAACAGAGTTCCATCACAAGAGTTTATAGAATTAACTAAGTTAGTTGAAAAAGAAAAGAACAGAAAGGAAGTCAGTTTAAAAATACCAGATGGCTGGTACGAGAACATTGATTACGATATTGACATTGTAATCTCTGGAGAATCACAAGCAGTAGCTGCTAAGGCAAATGCACTTATATATGCTTTCCAAGTAGTGACATCAGACCCAACTGCATTAACTGACCCAGTCAAAAGAAAGATGCTTTCAGAGTACCTAGGTCTATCTGGAATATCGTTAGCAGACCTAGAGGCAGAAGTGCCACAAATAAGACAAGATATGCCAGAAGAAGTTGGAGCAAGAGGAGGCGGAGTATCTGCCCCAATGGCAACACCTACTGGCGAAGTAACATTATAAAACTATGGAATTACCAGAAATAAAACAACCAATCCCAAGAGAAAAGGAAAACGAATTGTTAAAGTCACTTGCTAATTCTAGCGAGGGAGCAGCGATGAGACAGGTTCTTGCTAAGGCAAGAGATAATGTAAAAGATTTAGACTTTGTAAGTCAAGCTATTTTAAATGGAGGGATTGAAAGATTGGGACAAGAAATCCTTGCAAGGAAAATAGCAGCAGATTTCTTAGAGGGAATAAGAAGTAAAATTATTCCACAAGAAGAATCAAAACCAAAAACAACACATAAATAATAAACTTAACTTGGGAGGCGAACTAACCCATTAAAACACTATGTCGGATTATTAACCGCTTAAAAAATAATATATGTCAGAAGAAATTCTTAAGGAAGAAAATCCATTAAATCCAGAGGAAGGACAACCTACTGAAGAAAAACCAAACAGCGAGAATAGAGAGTTTACTGAAAACGAAAAGAGGCAGTATGCTCGTGCAAAGAAAGCAGAAGAAGAAAGGGATAAGCTCAAAGAGAAACTAAAATCTTTACTAGAAGAAAAAGATGAAAAGCCAGAGGCACTACAAAAACCAGAATTATCGGCTTTTGAACTTGCTAGACAAGTAAAGGTATTAAGTGAATTTAACGAGCAAGAACTAACTATTATTTCAGACTTTGCAAAAGCAAGAGGTATTTCAGAAATGGAAGCCGCTAAGTTAGCAGATGTAAACGCTATTATAGGAGCTGTTAGAGAAAAGATTAAGAATGAAAATTTAACACCACGACCTTCAACAAAACAATCTTTATCTGATAAAACAGCCGAACAAATCATCCAAGGGGGAAGAATAAAAGAATTATCCATTGATGACAAAGCGGAATTGATTAAGAAATATAATCAAGAAAAGAACAGTAAAAGGGTTCAATAAAAGAAAGGAGTGGTATATTTAAACCACAATGGCAGATAACACACCAAGCATTGACGCTTCTAAGAGAGAACTTTGGGAAGCAATGGCTCAAGTTAATTTAAGAAAAAAGTTAGTATCAACAGAAGTTTGTGCAACTACTTTCACAATTAACGGAGCAGACAAAATACACAAACCATACTTTACAGAATTAGCAGCAGGAACTTATACACCAGGAGAAGAGTTCGCTTTACAAGATGCAAGTTCAACAGACGATAGCATTACTGTAGACACAAAGAAATACTGTGCATTCTATATTGATGAAGTAGAAGAAACACAATCTTACTACAACACAATGGATGAAATGGCAAGTTCTGCTGGATACCAATTAGCAGACACTATTGACCAAGCAGTATTTGCACAGGTTGACAATGGAACAGAGTTTGATGACGGAGATATTGCAGGAACAGATGGCTCAGCTATCGTACTTGCAACAAGTAACGTTATCAGCTTATTCGTAGGTATGAGAAAGAAATTAGCTCAATTAAATGTTATTGATGCTAACGACTTCGTAGTAGTATTATCACCAGCAGCAACAGCAATCATTAACCAAACTTCAACAGGTTTAGGATTTAATTTTGCAGATGCAGCTGTTAACAACGGTAAGGTTGGTAGATTTATGGGATTCGACATCTATGAATCAAACAACTTAACTACTGGAACATACGGCGGAACAGCAAATACAACTTACTGTTACGGTGGAAAGAGAGGAATGATTCAGTTAATTATGTTAGCTGACGTTAGATTAAAAATCGTTGACATAGACAACAAGATTGGTAAGGCAGTTCAATATTGGACAGCTTACGGTACTGGTGTTTGGACAAGAGACAAATCTCGCTTCCTCGATTGTAAAATTTACGCCGCATAACCATAAATTAAGCGACACACTTGGGAATATAATAAACTTATTCCCAGTGTAGAGCAACGCGTTTTTTCATAAGTTTTTCGCGTTGTTCTATTCTGGGACAATTATATGAATAGAGCATTATTAAAGGAATTTATTAAACAGAAAGAATTACTTTTATTAGAAGGAGAATTAACATTAGAGTGGCTCGGCAAGAAAGGATTAGAACAAGCAGTACCAGAACAAGAGCAAGCACTAGATGACCTTAGAAGTTTTATTGAATTTATAAAAACAAAATGAAGATTCTGTATATACAAAATACAATACTAGACTTTAAAGGAGGATGCTATCACTACAGGGCAAAGTTACCAGCAATGGAACTTGTTAGGAGAGGACACGAAGTAAAGTTCCAAGACCATAAGTCACTAGATGATACTTGGGTTAAATGGGCTGACATAGTTGCATTTCAAAGACAATACAATATGGGAGCAGATTACTTTCTAAGAAAGTGTAAGCAATTTAAAAAGAAGATTGCTTATGACATAGATGATGACGTTTGGACAATAGAAGACAC